CGGATTTAATACCGCACCGCCCACACGCTTAGTAGTATAAAAAGAAATATACGGCTTTTTGCTAAAAGGATCGCGTAATACCCG